ATTCTTTCCGAAAAGCTAGATATGCTCAAGTCTTGCATTGGTGTAGAACTAGATGAAGCTAGAATAAAAGTCGTAAAGGCTCGCGTTCGTAATGGCAAAGTTCAGCGTAGAAAGAAAGTATCCAATGTAAAGGGATACACAATGCGCGGTGGCAAACTAACACGCATGTCTGCAAAAGAAAAGCTAGATAGAAAGCGTGGTGCGAGAAAAGGTAAGATCAAGCGCAAAGCAAAAATGGCTCGCGCTATGATAAAGCGTAAAAGATCACTCCGTAAAAGAGCATCACTAGGACTCTAAAATGAAATCTTTCAAACAACTCTATGAAGAAACTAAAGCACCTAAAGCGAAGTCAGACGAAAACAACGCAGCTGGTATATCTAAGAACAAGAAACTAGTTCTAGACCATCACGCTAATATGCTAAAGGCTGGGTACAAGTATTCCCACTCCGAAGAACGTGATGGATGGGGTGATGATGTTGAGACTCATCATCATTACATCTCTAAAGATGGTGGGCACATGAAAACAATGACTTATAGCTCATATGCTCACGGGTTAGGTCATAAGTTGAGAGTGGGTTACACAAAACGTAAACTACAAACAAATCATCCAGACCTAAAAGGATAAGGCTCTAAAATGAAACTAATCTCAGAAGCAGTAGAAGATGTAAAGGTCATCGTTGAAGAAAAGAACGGTGTCAAGAATCTATACATCACTGGTCCATTCTTGGTTGCTGAAACCAAGAATCGCAATGGGCGTATCTATAAGAGTGATACTCTAGCTAGAGAAGTGAATAGATACAACGAAGAGTATATCAAAAACAACAGAGCATTCGGTGAACTGAATCATCCAGATTCAGTCAATATCAATCTAGATCGCGTATCGCATCTAGTAACTAGCCTGAAACAAGAGGGTAACGTCTTTGTTGGTAAGGCAAAAATTCTTGAAACACCTATGGGTAAGATCGCAAAGGCTCTAATGGAGGGCGGTGCTTCTCTAGGTGTATCATCACGTGGCATGGGTTCACTCAAAGAAGTGAATGGTGTAAACGTGGTGCAAGATGACTATTATCTAGCTACAGCGGCAGATATCGTGGCTGATCCTTCTGCACCAGGTGCCTTTGTACAAGGTATCATGGAAGGTAAAGAGTGGGTATGGGATAACGGCATCGTAAAAGAAGTCAATATCAACGCATACTACGAAGAAATGCAGAAGGCAAAGTCGAAGCAAATTGAAGAGATCTCACTCAAGATCTTTGAAAATTTCCTCTCAAAAATCTAATTTGTATAAATAAAATAACCGTAATAGGAGTTATCCAATGAGTAAGACACTTGCTGAATCTGCTGCTGAGATTCTAAACACATCACTAGGAGCACCGAAAGATGCACCTAAGAAGATCGATGCAGAAATTGAAGATGCTACTAGTGAAGATGCCGATGGCAACCAACTAGACAATCCAGGAGCTAAGGCTTCTGCATCTATTTCTCAGAATCCACCTCCAGCTGCTAAGGGCGATCCAAAGTCTGTGAAGGCACATTCATATGTACAGCCAGGCACAGAAGTAGTTATGGAAGATGAGTCGGATGAAGAATCTGAAGTATCTCTAACAGAAGAAGAAATCGAAGAGTATCTGGACTCGCTTTCGGAAGAAGAACTAGCTGAACTAGTTGCCGAAGCAGAGCAGATTGACGAAGAAACTGATGAAGATTCTGATGAAGAAGAATCTGCTCCTCAGCTAACTCAAGAACAAATTGCAGAAGCTCGCGCTAATGCAATCAAGGATCTTGTGCAGAATAATATGGCATCTTGTCAGGAAGACGTGGATGCACTTTTCAATGGCGAATCGCTATCTGAAGAGTTCCGCACCAAGGCAACAACTATATTCGAAGCTGCTGTACGTTCGCGTGTAGAAGCTATCGCTGCTCAAGTTGTAGCCGAAAACGAAAAGATTCTAGAAGATTCAATCGAATCGATCCAAGAAGATCTAACAGAACAAGTAGATGGCTACTTGAATCATGTTGTGGAAGCTTGGATGGAAGAAAACCAACTAGCTATTGAGACTGGTCTAAAGGTAGAAATCACCGAAGACTTCATCAATGGTCTAAAGACACTATTTGCCGAACACTACATCGAAGTGCCAGAAGATAAGGCAGACGTTGTAGAAGAAATGGCTGCTGCTGTACTTGCCGCCGAAGAGAAGCTTTCTGAACAAGCTGAAGTTCTAGCTGCAACTACAAAGGCATTGAACGAAGCCAAGGCAACAGAAATTCTTCGTAAGATCTGTGAAGGTCTGACCGAAGTACAAGTTTCGAAGATCAAGTCGCTCGCAGAGGGCGTAGAGTTCACCTCAGATGGTGAGTATACTGAGAAACTGAATACGATCCGTGAAAACTATTTCCCATCGGGCAAGATCAAGAATGCTGCGCCAGAAGTTGTTGTTGAAACAACCGACGAAGCATCTGCAAATGCACCGAAGGATCCAGTCATGGATTTCTACGTCAATGCGATCACTAAGCAACTACCTAAAATCTAAAGGAAGGTAATCAAATGTATCTATCAGAAACACATGTAAACAAGTGGGGTCCTGTTCTGGACCATCCTGATCTACCAAAGATCAGCGATCCACACAAGCGTTCGGTAACTGCTCTTGTTCTTGAGAACCAAGAGAAGGCACTACGCGAAGAAGCTGCTGCTATGGGCAAGCTATGGGAAACTACACCAGCTAATGCTGTTGGTGGCGGTATGTCCCCAGTTGTCGGCGGCGAAGGTAACATCAAGGGCTTTGATCCAATTCTAATTGGTCTAGTTCGTCGTTCGCTACCTAACCTAATGGCATATGACGTTTGCGGCGTGCAGCCAATGACCGGTCCAACTGGACTGATCTTTGCAATGCGCACCAAGTACGGCAATCCATCGTCAGGCACGGAAGCATTCTACAACGAAGCTAACACTGCATTCTCTGGTACTGGTTCGCACCAGAACAACGATCCGTTCGGTAATGCTGCGTTCGTTCTAGCTAACACTGGTACTCCAGTGACCACATCTGCTGGTGAAGACTTTGGTGGCGCAACAACTCTAAACGAAATGGGTTTCACCATTGATCGTGTGTCAGTTACAGCTAAGACTCGCGCCCTAAAGGCAGAGTATTCGCTAGAACTAGCACAAGACCTAAAGGCAATCCATGGTCTAGATGCAGAATCGGAACTGTCGAACATTCTTTCGACTGAAATTCTTGCAGAAATCAACCGCGAAGTAATTCGCACGATCTATGCAACTGCAAACGTTGGCTACACTGGTACGTCAACTGCTACATTCAACTTGAACTCGACATCAGATACATCTGGTCGTTGGGCAGTTGAAAAGTTCAAGGGTCTTCTATTCGCAATCGAACGCGCAAGCAACAAGATTGCTAAGGATACCCGTCGTGGCAAGGGCAACATGCTAATCGTCTCAACAGACGTAGCATCGGCTCTAGCAATGACCGGACTTCTAGACTACAACTCGGCTCTATCTAACAACACAAACCTAACCGTTGATGACACCGGTAACACCTTCGCTGGTGTTCTATTCGGTCGTATCAAGGTCTATGTTGATCCATACTCGGTAACGGGTTCGGATTACGTTGTTGTTGGCTACAAGGGCGCAACACCATATGACGCTGGTATCTTCTATTGCCCATACGTTCCTCTACAGATGGTACGTGCAACCGATCCAGCTACCTTCCAGCCTAAGATTGGCTTCAAGACCCGTTACGGTCTAGTAGCAAATCCATTCTCGACTGGTGGTGGAGCAACTTCGGGTACAATCACCAACGGAACAAACGTATACTATCGCAAGTTCCGCGTTGATAATCTAGTAGGCTAATAGCTGAACGAATAATAATAATAACTAAGTGAC